CAGGATGACCTTGTATTGCTAATATTTTAGTTTTATTATAAAATACTATTTCAGGATCTACAGGAGGTTTTTCCATACCTGCTGGAACTCCTTCTGCATAAGTACTACCTGTTATTTTACAATAAGCTTTAATTTCATAATCTTTTTCATTAAGATTAAAAGGATATTGCATTTGATGATGGGTACTAGTTACTTCATAATCTTTACCTTCTGGTGTAGAAACTTTGTGCATATAAGGATGATTCATATGTTGTACAAGTTTTCCACCTGACAACACACATCCCAATTGAGACCCTCTACATATACCCATAGTTAAAACATCAGGATTTTCTTGTTTTATTTTATTCCAAGAATTTATTTCACTAGCATCTCTTACAGGATTGTTTCCTGTATGTGGATGAGAATCTTCTTCATAAAGTTCAGGACTTACATCCTCTCCTCCTGTTAAAATTATAAGATCTGCTGATTTTGAATCATTAGTTAGTTCAAAATCTTTTAAAAATTCAGCATAATTTACTGCATTTCCTATTACATATACTTTTTTCATATTGCTTTTGGTTTAAATTTAGATTCTTTTCTTGCAAAATAACCTGTCACACTATCTTTATCTTTACTAAAAAATTCTTTAGAAGTTTGAATTACTATTCCTTTTGATTTATTATTGAGGCTATCTATACCATGTCCTGAAGAATAATAGATTTTATCTTTATTATTATTGAATGCTTCTGAAAATTTAATCATAGTTTCTATTCTACGATTATCATTTACAAATTCTTTAATAAAAGAAACAGAATAACAATCTCCATGGCTTTCCCATAAAAATCTAATTATTGTTAGAATTGCAAGAGTTTTTTTTTTAGAATTTAAAGTACCTTTAGGTAATAAAGAACTACCCATAATTAAATAATATTTCTTTTTTTCTTTTTTGTATTCTAAATCTTTAAAAATTAATTTCATTTTTCTTAAATATTCTAAGAATTCTTTTCTTGTAATATCAGAATGTTTGTGTAATTCAATTTTTAAATAGTTTGAGTTTAAATTTAAAAATGAAAAACAAGACTCTGCACCATATTTTGGTGCATTTTTATGAGTCTTGTAATATATTTTATTGTTAAAACTTCTATTAGAAAAAACTTTATTTTTAGTTATCTTCATTTTTATTAGTCATATTGTTTCCAGTTGTGTTTGTTCATAAATCTTTTTTCTATTGGTTTCCAAGTATTTTCTGGTCTCCAACTTCCTCTACCGTAAGCAAATCTAGCTTTATACCAACTGCCATATTTTACATATTTTAAATGTAAATAATATATGCTAGCGTGCAAACAGTTTTCTCTAGTTGTATCACTTAAATTAAGTTTTTTAAACATACTTTTACGAGTTGGTTCCCATATTTGCATATCACCATAACTAAATGCACCACAATCCCATACTTTTTGAGTATATTCTAAGTTATTAGGGTTAGGCCATCCAGATTCGTTTAATCCTATTTGATATACTACGGCATTACATACATTGTATTTTGCACAGTATTTGTCAATTAAATTAAATATGTTTTCTTTTTCTTCTATGTAAGTATCTTCTTCACATAGGATTTCTATAACTACAGGTTTTTCCACAACCTTTGTAGGTGTTATACAAAATCCACTAATTGTTATTAGTGTTAGTATAGCTATTACTTTAAAATTAATTATATTCATAATATTAAATAATAGCAGTCAATATAAGAATCGAACTTATTACTCAGGATTTGGGTGAACTTAATCACTTAAAGTCTAGAACTCTACCAATGAGTTTAATTGACCAAAATAAAGGGGAAATTAATCCCCTATATTATAATTTATAAAAATGTTTAATCACAGTATGCTTGTGCAAATGCAGAAAACTCTCTTCCAGGATTTTTAGGGTTTATATTTATCTGCATAGATTCATTTTCTCTATTATCCCTATTTTCTAAATGAGTCACAGCTCTACCTGTTACAATCATTCTTGCTTTTTCTTTTTTAAAGACATCATTTTTATGACATTGTGCAAGACCAATAGTCATTTTAGTATTATCTTTAGGGTTAACTATTCCTCCTAAAGTTATTTGATTTTTACCTCTTTTACCATAAAAGAAATACACTTTTTCTTGATTTACTACTTGTTCTTTTTTTCTCATTATCTAAATTTGTTATAAACGTGAATTAAACTTACTTGAACTTTTTTGTAAAAAATTTTAAATCCATTTTTAGTTATTTTTTTAACTTTTATGAATTTATTAACCATTAAATAGGTTTTTTTTCTACCTCTAGTCATTTTTCTGTTTCCAGAATTAGGCATCTTAGCTTGACCCATCATTGATTTTCTTGTGGCTCTGTTAGGAATTCCAGTTGAAAATACTTTTAAATTTCCATTTTCTTCAGAAGTTCTTGGACAATTTTCATCTAAAAAATAATTTTGAAGATATGTACTTTTTATAGGAGGGTTAAACTTAGCTGCATTAGGATTTCCAGGCTTAGGAGCTTTTACTTTTCTAGCAATTTTTACTTTTTTAAACTTAGATTTGTTTTCAAAATATAATGATCTTTTTTTCATACTATCTTTTGTTTAAATTATTTATTGATTGCATTTGATAATTATTCTCCCAATTTCTGAGTCTTCTTTGAAAAGAATATATTGAGATGTGACTCCCTCTATATTCTCTTTCAACTCTACCATGTTCTAAATCTCCACCAGTAAAACACTGTTGAACTAAAGCATTAGGTAGCTTAGGATAATTACTAAATCTTTTTTTAAGATCTAAAGACCATTTAATGTCTTCAATTGATATTACTCTCATATTGCTTCTACTGTTGCTTCTTTAGTTAAAATAACTTCTTCGCCTGTTATAGCATTAAAAAATAGAGTTCTATCTTCTTGGACTTCTTTTCTACACAAGATTCTTTTACCTTGCTGGCAATATTGATATTGACCAGGCTTCCAATAGAATCTTCTGTGATAGTTACCAAATTGTTTCCAAACTCTTTTAAGGTGATTTTCAAATATAATTAAATACATGTTGTTTACCTACTATACTAGGATTTTAATTAACGTATAGAATAATTACTCTTACAGTTTAAGGTACTGTAATAGAGTCATACCAACCTTCCCACTCACATACCTTGTATGGAGTATAGGGATATTTTAATAAATGTTATTATGATAGTAATCATTCATAATAACAGATTGAACATTTTTTAAACATTCTACAGCTGCAAAAGCTTTTACCAGTTTAAGAGGTAATTTTTTAGGAAAATCAAATTTAATTGTAAATTCTCTTCCTTGCCTACTATGAAAAACAAAAGTAGATTCGCCATCATTTGCTTTTTTAAAACCTAATTCCATTTTAGGTATAATACAAGATTTTACTTCAAAATGATTTTTTAAAAGTGTATCATAATGGCCTGCATAAAAGTTAACAATACCTTTATGACTTGTTATAACATTTTTTTTATTTTTTTCTATTTTGTTCATTAAACATTTTGTTTATATAGAAATTATAACCTAAATGATAATCTTCATCTATTATTAATTTCTTTTTACTTTTATTTCTTTTACAATCCTCAAATCCTAAATTAAATTGAGTAAGTTTACTACTTATTATTAATCCTTGATATATTAAGACAAAAATAATAATTATAAAAAACATTACTAAAAATTGTAAATTCTCGTAATTTTTAACAATAAAACTTATTGTTAATATAAATGTTAATATTGATAACAATACTAAAAATATTTTTGATCTTAATTTAAAACGGTAATACATTTTCTACTTCTTTTAAACATTTTACTGCACACATTCCTTTAAAAACGTCCATTCTTAGAGTATTTATCTCTTCCAATTGAATATTAATTTCTCTATTATTTGTACAAAAATAAAAACCTCTTATAGGTTTCTGGTTTTTAACTGATTTTTCTACATAATCATCATGATCAATTATAAAATCATCTATCCCATTATTTTCAAACAAATCATTTACTTCTTTTAAATATTCACCTTCTTTTCCTTCTATTTTACTATACATAGCGAACACACATGGAATCGAACCATAATCTTTTTTAAAAAATGCTTTTACCATTAAGCTATGTGTGTTCTTGAGAATTAGGTTCTCACGGCTTTGATCCTACCTTAAAAAGGTGCTCCAAATCTTGAGTAATACTCAAAATTAATAATCTTTACTATTTTAATCTTTTTTTTCATATTCTAGTAGTAATTCAATTGATCTCATAGTATATGTATCAAACAAAATTTCAGGATGCCATTGTACAGACACTATAGGATAACCTATATATTCCATTGCTTCTATTCTACCAGAATCAATTTTACCTAGAGCTGCTGTTACAACTGCTTTTTCAGTGTCACAAACTTTAACACATTGATGATGTCTAGAATTAACATCCATAATGTGATTAACTCTTTCATCTTTTATTAATATGTATTCTCCTTTTTTAGCACCAGAAGCATGAGTATTAAAGAAATTCTTTAATTCCACTTTTTCTATAACTGCTCCAAATACATATTCAGACAAAGGTTCTATCTTATCTTGAATAAGCTTCATACCAAAATGAGCAGCTAATTCTTGATGACCTCTACAAATGCCAAATATAGGCGTTTTACTCTCAACATATAATGGTAATACATTTCTAGTAAAAAAGTCTCTCTGTGGATCTAAACGACCTACTAATGAAGATAATTCTTCATCATAAAGTGCAGGATCTACGTCAGCTCCACCAGGTAATATTAAAATGTCTAAGTCTTTAATAAAATCATTAGTATGATGTATTAATACTAAATTTAATGTTTTTTCGGCTCTTCTTGCTATTTCTTCACAAAATCTTACATAAGCAATTCCCATGCCTACATGACTTCTTACAGTCATATTTGTTACTAATCCAATTTTTAATTTGTTCATTTCTTGTTAATTTTTATTAGGTCTCTTTTGGATACTACTCCATTTTTTATTAAATTCTTTGTAATTTTATTCAATCTGAATAAATAAAACAATTTTAATTTTAATCTCATTGATATTTTAAAAGTATACTACTGCATATTTCTACACAGTAGTATTTACTTAATTACCTTGTTGTAGGGTATTTCTTTTTAAAAGGCTTTTTTGGTTCAAACTTATCTACTATTTGTTTAGTAAATTTGTTACCACAATGATTTGTTAAATAGTCTATTTTTCCAAGACTACTATTACCTAGATCATTTTTTCTACCTCTAGCACTATTAGATAGTACTCTTACAATTTGATTGCCATCTTTTGCAGATACAATTCTTACATCATTTTTAGTTGATAGTGATCTAATCACTTCATCTGGAGATGAATATCTCTTTTTACGTGTTACTTTGTTCATTGTTTTTTCTTGTTTTAATACCTTAAATTTGATTTATTTTTTTTAATTCTATCAGTTATAATATTGAACCATACTATGCAATTTACAAATTGAAAGAATGCCCATATAAACAAAAATGTTGCTCTTTCTTCTAAATTTATATTAGGTAAATCCATAAATATTTGAAAAAAATGTTCTGATTCCCATACAATATATATTTTAATTAAATAAAATATACTATAACATATTATAGAAGTTATTAACATATTTAGACTTATTCTTTGATATTTAGCTAAAATCATCTTCTTTATGTGTGTTAATTATTCTTATTACTGTAATTACAAATAATATAAATCCAGAAATACTATATACAAATCCTCTATAGTTCCAGTGATAATGGTGACCTTCTGATCCTCCAAAACCACCTTTTCCACATCTTTCACTTAAATCTAATAAATGTAAAGTATTAAAATTGTTATACCAAAATTCAGTGTCAGTAAAAAGTGACATTAACATCATACTTACAGATAATAATATTACTTGTAATATTAATTTATTATATCCTTTTAATTTCATAATTATTTCTTATAATGTTTAATTATTATGTAAAAAATGACTAACAACATTAAAGGCCACGCTATTAACGTGGAAAATAACATTTTATCAATGTCTTTACCATCATCTTTATTCCAAAATTCAATTCCATGCTTTTCAGTTAATGAAACTAATTTGAAATTAATCAATACTCCTATTAAAAAGTATATTATTAAATATAATATCATATTAAAATCTTGTTACAGTTCCTGGATTCATTTTTCTTTGTGAACTATTAAATCCATCTAAATTACCACTACAAATCAGTTCTACTCTATTAGTAGTTTTAACATTTGTAGGTTGTTTTACTTTAATTCTTGGTCTTTTATTTTTCATAATTACTTAAATTTTTTTTTTAAATCTGTTAGTATTTCTCTTGCTCCTATTAAATAAGATGTAGTGTCTAGGTAAGTAGGACAATTAGTATGTTTTAATTCTGTTTTTATATTTGATATTCTTTCATCAAATATAGCGTTAATTTCTTCTACAGTATAAGTTTTAACTGTTACTTTTGCTATAGGAGCTGGTGGTGGTTTTGATGTTTTACTTAATGGAGGTTTAGGTTTTATATGTATTTTTCTATAATTCATAATTTATAAATTTTCTTTAATCCAATTGTTTATATTAGTAATTAAAAACTTTTTTTTAGTTCCATTTGTATTTGGATTTCCATTTCCAACAACATATTGAACACTTTTTGTTTTTAGTCTAAAATCATTAAATCCTTTTTTAAGAAAGATTTCAACTTCACTTTTACTATACATTTTTTCTTTAATCAAGTGTATTATTACTTCATTGTTAGGTGTTAATTTTAATCTCCAATCAGGTTTATCTAATCCTGTAGGGTTATCATCATCGTAGTCACACCAATCAAGATATTCTAAGTTAACCTCATTAATACCGCCTTGTCTAGAATATTCTTCTACAAATGATTGTGGTATTTGGTTTACTCCAATAAGCTTCTTATCTGTTGTTGCTACAATTTTTCTACTACCATCAGAGTTTTTGGGTGTATTTGTGTCGCGAAGGTGAGCCTTAAATTTTTGTATAGAGTTTGTCACACTCCAATAGTACCAATCCTCATCTTTAATCTCTTCATCTGATGTGAAATAGAGATGACAAGCTTTACTGTCTCCATAAGGATATAACAATAAACTAGGACCGTATCTATGAATAGCTCCGCTCTTTGCAGGTAACATTATTACCTGTACTGTTTCTAATTGCATTTTGATTTTGTTTTAAGGTTTATTGAAAATTCCTACTACTACTCTATAAAGTAGCACAATAGGTGCAAAAATTATATGAGATGCAGAGTGTTCATTCCAATCATGTTGGTCACTTACACGACAACCATACGCTATCCATATTATTCCTGTTAATGTAATTTCTAATATTGTCATAATTTTTAATTTTTTTAAAAGCAGGATTATACTCTCCTGCTAGGAGTTTTACTGTATTCTCAGTGATGTATTAGCACCATCTATATTTCTATAAATGGTCACAAGATAATTAGTACATGACTCGGATTACTTAATTCATCCTCCATTCTGTCTATCTCTTGTTGTAAACTCCTAAGTGTATTCTAACTACTTCTCAATGTTTTATTATAGTGTTAAATCTATTCAAACATACTATTGTTTCATCTAAGTAACGTCATTTAACAGATTAGTTACTATATCTCTATCCAACATATTACCATACAGTTGGTACACTTGATAAATTTGTATGTAATAACACTAAGCTTAGACTGTAGTTTCTATTAAACCTGCTTACCTCCAGGTGCTTGTGTTATTACAATTTATATTCTATCTTTATTTAGTGACATTGACCACGGTTTTATCCATTTTCAGGACCGAGGTTAATCACAACGTCATAGGTTTAACGTATTTCTTTACCAATTTGGTTCATCATACATACACAAATTATAACCTATTTGTGCAGTTATAAAAACTTCTTCTCTAAAAAACCAATGTTCTTTATTACCTGAACAATCATTTTCTAATTCTATCCAATACAAACCATTTTTAGTTCCATAATCAGATATTGTTCCACAATTACACTCTGGTGTTGGTGTAATATTTTCTTTGTTACATCCTAAAAATGTAAGAAATGTTAGTATTAATAGTAATTTTTTCATTTGTATTTAATTTTTTAAAAAACTATTCACTTCAGGATCTTCACCTGCCTTTTAAGATTCTACGTGATATTAATTTATCGTAGTTCTTTTAATATATACTTGTACTTCTCAGTTAAGAGTCAGTACGAGCTTTCTTACTTTGTGAATAGTTTGTGTTATTAATAGTTTCGGGTCTTTCAAGGTTTCTGTTAATTCCGTAGAACCTAATGTGAGCTAAACCCTTAGCTTGTCCACATTTTTACAGCTTCACTACTATTAATATAAAGATAACAACGTTCCAAATTTCCGCAAAGGATGTGTTTCAATTATCTATTTCTTGTTTGTTGTAAAATGATTAGCTCCACCTGTGTTAGGAGTATAAATTGTTGTGTTTAACCATTTTTTAAGAGGTTTACTCATTTTACTTTTTAATACAATTATTCTATCAATTGATTTAATTGCTAAAATAAAAAATAAACCCCCCCAAGAACTTATACTTATCAAAAAAAATCCAAGTAAAATTTCTACTGTAAGTTTATCTTTTTCAATTAAAATTTCACTTATAGATGCATATAAAAACATAATAAGATACCCTATAAAATATATAATAAGAAAATTCATATTCTTTTTAATTCAATAAAAGTTTTATAAAGTAAAAAAGAGAATACAAAAACTTCAAATAAAGCTATATAACTTTGTAATGTTCCCCACCATATTATTGTAGCATAACCTAATAATATTAAAATTAATGTTAAGCCTAATAATGTAAATAATAATAATTTTTTCATATTGATTTCTGTTAATAAGTTAAATAAATAAAAGATAAAATAAGCAAAGCTATAGATACCCAAAATATCATACTACACGTAAACCAATTATTGGTCATCACTAACTCATTTTCAAATAAATCATATGCAGTAAACATTACTACTATAATTAAAACGGCTGATAATCCTATTATTAAATAAGGATCTAAATCTAAATAATTCATAATATTTCTTTTTTCTTGTTTTTTGATTAATAAAAATAAAATAAAACACACTGAAAGAACCCTCTACCTTGTAGATTATACTTTATTGAATTTATCATTATAGATAAAACGTGGTACTACTGCAGTAATACAGTGTGTTTTTGGTTAAAATAAAAAATGCAGTGGACTTGAACCACTATTAATAGGGATCTTTAAAAGAATATCCGTATTAACCTCGCCCATGAAAGAGACATTTTATTATTTCACTGTTTTCTATTCCTTCTACATCAGCACACTTTTCCCTTTTTTGGTTGTGTGCCATCTATCTTACGGATGGTTTTATGTAGATCTAGCTTCTATTTGTTTAAGGATATTCAGCTATTCCCTTCTTTTAACGTCTTTTGTCTGACTATGATTTTTGATTTACATACACAAAATTTGTTCATATAAGTCAACATTAAAATCAGAATTCATTTCCTTTATTGTACCATTATCAAAATCTTTAGCTTCTATTGGAGTATAATGTTCAGTTTTTTCAACTATTGCTTTTATGATTTGACCTTTAGGTAATTGACCTAAACTTTCATACAATTGTATAATACTGACAATACTATCTCCAGATTCATCGTGATTACTGATTAATGTTTTACCATCTGATGATGTAATTAATACTGCAAATGTTTTCATATTATTTTTTGTTTTTTCTTCGTTATTCATAATGTTAAATTGTTAAAATGTTAAATTATTATTGTGGAGGTGCTGGGAGTCGAACCCAGGTCCAAAATGTTAATCATAAATAAATTGTTACAAGTTTTGTTTTTGTTTGTATTCTTTAAACTAGAATATTAGGCTGTACTACTTAGTACAAGCTCCACCTTTAGCTTTACAGTTTTATCTCTGTTTTTGGTAATTTAGTTACCAGCTTAAATCAGCCATACTATGCTGCTATTTCTAGCTTAACAGTAGGGAACATCTGTAATACTCCTTGAGCATCAACAGTTGTATTTGATATTTGTTTGTCGTTTATGACTTGAAACATATTATTTAATGCATTGATAGTTTCATTTTTGCATACTTGTTCGTCTAATCATAGCCATTCTGTCAAAAGCCAGAACACCCCCATATTGTTAAAGAGTTTAAAAAAATAAACAACTGAAGTGCAGTTCAAATGTTTTTACCCAATTATATTCAGTAATACAAATTGGTTACAGTTGTTTATTAGTATTGTTAAAGAGCTTCGTGTCCATCAGGATCATTACCTTCTGGATCAGGTACTAAATTACCAAATTCATCCCATTCATTAGGGTCTATTTTTTTGTTTAATTTATTCATTGTTTTTGTTATGTAAGTTTAAATCCCAATCAAAATCTTTTTCTTGAAAACTTTCTATATCTTCTTTTACATTTTTAGCATAATCATCAACAGTAATGAATTCATCTTCACTAGTCTGTATAATCTGCCCATCTTCTTTAAGATCATTAAATTGCTTTATAATGTCTTTTAACTGTAAGTTTGTTAATCTTTTCATTTGATTGTTATTGTTAGATTGTTAGATTAATGAGATGCTATTTGTTCTGTCCAAATAACAGTAGCTTTAAATATTACTCCACAATCATTGCAAATTTTAGTTTTACCACTTGATGTAAAGTCTGATGTTGACAAATGTTGACATTTTACACTATTTTTATTTTTATCTACTAATGATTTAGATTTGTTTGCTAATATTGCAAAATTATCTTCTTCAGTGTTAGTAATAGTATTGTCTTCTAGTAAATTTTTGTTTTGATTCATTTTAGTTTCTTGTTAGATTGTTAAAATTGTTAAAAAGCTATATAATAGTATGTGTGATAACTTAGAGAAATAGTGTTAGAATAGGCTTAGAGTGGTGGATGTTAACTCCTACCACTCTCTAAACTCTTACTATGACTCATTTTGTGGCATAAAACCATCATTCCACTTACCTTTGTACATATACTTAAAGCCTGTGGAATTAGTTACTACCATTACGTCCCAACCTTGCACATCTTTAACTATTAATTCTATTGAAACTATATTTTCAAAGCTTGTACGAGGTTTAGAAAATATCATAGTGTTTAAACCTATATAATATTCTAATTGAATAGGAATTTGTGACTTTATGCCATCTATTTTGTTAATTATTTCCATTTTATTTCTTTTAAATTGTTAATCTACCTGAGTTATTATCAGTATTAATATTATAAACCAAATTATCATCATCATATCTTTATTTCTTTAGCTACTTATTAAGGAATCGAACCTTATCTAACCATTTAAGTATTTTTAATCTAATTCTTATTGCAATTTAAAGAGAAAAAGGGGCGTTAGCCCCCTTATCTTTAGCCTTCATTGCCTGCAATAGCAGCATCAGCCATTAGCATTGCTTTAATGCTTTCTTGTTGCTTCTCATAACCACCAGCAGCTAGGACAGCTTTTCTGTCTTCACGCTCTTGCTCATTAACAGCAAGGTGAATAACTCTATCATTGGCAGTTAGCCAGTTGACACGATGAAGCTTCTCATCATAGTCAATAGAATCACCTACCTCTAGTTTGTCATCAAATGTTGTGATCCATCCAACTGCTTTATCTTTCAGTTGAATTGTCTTGTCACCTCTCTTTACCACTCCTCCTACTTGAGCAACCTGTGCTGAGTGTAGAACAACTCCGTTTGTTTTAGCTGGATCAGCAGTACTGACCTCTTTAACTATATATGTATGCATTCTGTTTCTATGATATTACCCATTAGGGGGCTTTACCGTCAGATTTAAGATGGGGGGTTGTTGTTTTGGCTCCTCTAACCACCTGAACTCTTTCTAAATTTTTTTTTATAATTTTTTTTCTGAGTACTAAATTAGCATTTACGCTATATATGTACTACCTTTGTAGTAAATGAAAAATAAATTAGAATGGTGGGAAAAAATAAAGGTTAAAACTAATATTATAAAAACTAATATGGAGATGTTAGATGAAATACTTAAAGACACACCAGATGAAGAAGTACTAAAAAACTTAAAGTGGAAAAAATAATATGAAAAAAATACAAACAGAAATAAGCCTAGAAGAAATGGAAAGGTATAAAAGAAATCCTGAAAGATTTAAAGGAGAAGAAATAGAAGTATTAACTACTTGTTTAGAATTTAATGTAATGGTTCCAATAGGAATGAATTGCAATAATCCTAAATGTGTTAATTGTAGGAACTTTGAAGAAGTAAATTATGCTAATAAATAATGTAAATGCAGAGTATGTAAATACTCCTGAAAGATTTAAATCTCAAAGAAAAGTTAATGATAAAATTGAAAAATTTTTATTAGAACAAGCACTTGAAATTGAAAAAAAAATAAAAGTAAAAAGTAATGATAAGTAAAAAAGAATTTTTTGAGATATACCAAGAGTTTCCATTAAATGTTATACTAGATGATATGAGTGAAGATGAAATAGAAGCTTTATATAACAAAGTAAAAGATGAGTTTGAATAATGGCAAATAAAAACAGAGACAAAGGGCATAGGTATGAAAGAATGTGGGCTAATGTGTTTAAAGACTTAGGTTGGGATAAATGTATTACTGCAAGGCAAGGTAGTAGGATAGCTGATGATTCAGGTATAGACCTTATAAACATACCTTATAATATGCAATTAAAATGTGGGTATCCTAGAGGCATTAACTATAAAGATATATTTGATAAGATAGATGCTTGCAAAGAAAAGAACTTTACAGAAGATGATAGTATACAAAAATACCCTACTGTAATAGCACATAAGAAGACTTCTAAAACTAATGAACACTTTGTTGTAATGAAGGCAGATGATTGGATAAAGCTAATACAGAGAGTAGAAGACATTAAAGAAAAAGATATTACATCTAATGTAAAGATATTAAATGATTTAGAGAATATAATGAAAAAATATACATAAAACTTTAAAATAAATTAGGATATTAATAAAAATAGTTGTATATTTGTAGTGTATCATTCAGTTATGAATACCACCTCTAGGTAACCAATAAGAGGTTAGAAGTTGGATTGTAGATTCAAATAGAATCAGAGTTTTCTCCAATAGATACACAAGGGTTAAAACGAGTTAGTAGTGTTGGATAGATTAGACACCATAAAGGTCTGGGGAGTTCACCCCATATTGTTATCCAGAGGCTCAATCACTGCTACTAACGAAGTTTAAACTTGAAATAGCAACTAAGGTAAAACTTACAAGGGGAAAAGCTATGCTTATTTCACAGTAAGTATAAAAGACAAAGAAATTATGTATACACTCTTATTTATAAACTTATTGTTATTGGTTCTATTAGAAGTTACTTTAGAAGTAATATATGGTGACAAACATGATCTAATATCAAATTTAAGGTTAACTGGTACTGTTATGATTGCTAGTATAATGGGACTATTAATAAATAGTTATTTAGGAGTTCCTATATACTTTTTTTTAAGAGTAGCTATATTTGATTTAGCTTTCTCAAAGATAAAAATGAAAGAATGGTTTTATTTAGGTAGTAATAAAACTGATTTAGAATTTAAAAAACTACCCGTAGCTGCTAATCTATTTGTTAGAATAACTTCTTTAATAATAGCAGTTACATTAACTTATATAACATACACATATGAATTTATTTAAAAATTACTCAGTACTTAGACCATTAAAAAGCTTATTTGCTATAACAGGTGCTATTATATCTTTTACTCTTATTAATGGATCAGGACTTAAAGTAGCATTATGTACAATAGTACTTACACTTTTAGGTTGGACTGCTGCACACTTCTATTACAGGAAAACAGGATACAGTTCTTAAAGAATCGCTTAGGACCATAATTAGGAGAGTTTACACTCTCCTTTTTTTATGCCTAATTTTATCTACACAAAAAAAATTATAAATACTACTTGGTTGTTATGATAATTTGTCGTACCTTTGTATTACAATGAAGATAGAGATAAAAAAAGAAATTTTTGATTACATAGAAAGTGTTTCAAATTTAAATACAGTAGCGGATCACACTTATATTGAATACCCTTTTGGTTTTATTAAACACTATGGTGGTGCTATAAGTATGTATAAACTTGATGGTAGTCCTATTGAAGGGGAGGAAGATGATATAAAAGTAATTTTAATATGATAGCTAGAAGAAGTAAAGAACTAAATTTAAAGCAATTTTACAAAGAATTTTTAAGACACACCTCAAATAGTTTCCCAGCTCATAGAAGAATCACAGATATGGAGTTAGAGATCTTAACAGAGTTTTGGATACTAGAGGGTGACTTAATAAGAAAGGATAGATTTTCTACTACAGCTAAAAGAGCAGTAAGAGAAGAATTTGGTTTTAAAAATTATTCTAACCTAGAAAATTATATTACTAAATTAATAGAAAAAGGTTATTTAATAAAAGTTAATAAAAAGATTTCTATTAAACCTGCTATTAACTTAGCTAAAGATAAATTAAGAGATCATAAAAAAATTACACTAGTATATGAGTTCAATATTGTATAATGGATCTAAAAGTATTAGCAGAAGAAAATAATGTATCAGAGTTCTTACTTAAAAATGTTTACAACCACTTCTTCAAATATATTAAAGAAGAAATGTCAAACAATGAAGGTAACACAATACATATACAAGAGCTTGGTAAAATAAAAGTTAATCCACGGATAATAAAACATATTATATCAGCACATATTAAAACAGCTAAAAGTTTAAAGAACAAAGGTAAAGATAATATTAAGATTAAAGAAAAAATTAAAATTCTTTGGAAAATTAGAAATAACACATGGAACACTATAAAACATTAAACACATTAGTAGATGTCTGGAAAAAAGACAAAGAAGGGAATGAATATTGTGCTCATGAGAGTGTAACACTAAAAAAGAATTTTGATATAAGGTTTGTTTTCCCTGAAGAGGTACTAAAACAAGGGGGAAAACCTTATAAAACTAAATGCTTAATATATGATGACATTAGAAAAGAAAGTAGCTTAATAAAAATGAGTTTTAAAAAGCTAATAGAATTAAAAGAAAGTTTAACAATAGTAGTACCAATGGGATATAAAAGATAATGAAAAAAGTAAGAGTATTTGTAGAGGGCGTAACAGAAACGTTAGTCAGCACTCTACTAAATGGAATGACTGTAGAAACAGTGCAAGAGAGAGAACTAATAGATAGTTATTTAGTAGAATCAAATAATTTATTAAGAGAATTTAATATAATTTATTCTACAAGGTTTAAGGAAGAATTAAGTGTTAATTTACCAGTATATCATAAGGGTTTACCTTTTGAAGAAGTACTAGATGAGTTTATTCAGAAGTTAGATGAGTTTTACCCTTATGTAGAATCACTACCTGAATTAGCATCTATTGTAACTAATATGCTAAAATTAACTGCTTTAACTAAGTACAAATACGACAGATTATAATGAAAGGTATAACATTAACCAATATAAAAGATTTTGTTAGTGGTAATATTAGAATGTTTGGTGATAGATTTAATTTATTAGAAGAACATGTCAAAGAGCAGATTATATATAGAGACAAAATTTGTGCCAGTACTTGTGGTGTTGCAGGAAAGTGTGTTCAATGTGGATGCAGTTACCCTGGTAAGCTATATGTATATAAGAGCTGCAATGAAGGTAAGAGGTTTCCAGACATTATGGAGACAAAAGAATGGTTTAAGTTTAAAGAAGACAATAACATAATAATTGAAGATTAATATGAAAAACAAAACAACAAATGAGGATATGGCTACAGCCATGGTTAAAAAGACAGAAGAAGTTTATGTAATGGATGAGTACAAAGATAAAATTGGAAAAACCATTAAAGATTTACTAATAATTAAAAGATATGATATGCCAGATGAAGATGACAATGGATTGTTAGCTCCTGAATCAGGACTAATCACAGATTCAGAAGGTGTAGATAGAGAGGACAGCTACAAACCTATGTATCAAAACAAAGGTATAGTAATAGCAAAAGGACCACAATGTGTAGAAGTAGAAGTAGGGGATATTGTTCATTGGAGCTTAGATAATTATCCAAGAAGTACAATTTATTTTGATAAGACAGATTCTAGTGCATGGACTGATAACAATAAAAAGTTTTCTCCCTATGTACTAACTTATGAGTCTTACGGAGTAGACTATGTAGAACCAGCAGAATAATTATGGTTATATTTGGAAAAGAATTACAAGATTCACTAAAAGACGGCGTTAACATTATATGTGACGCCGTAAAAGTGACGTTAGGACCTAAAGGTAGGAATGTAATTATATATAAAGAAGATGTTAATGGTAATCCTAAAGCTATTATAACAAAAGATGGTGTATCAGTAGCTAAAGAGATATGGTCTGAAGATGCAATAGAAAATATTGCTATTAGAGTTATACAAGAAGTAGCTACTAAATCAAATGACTTAGTAGGTGATGGAACAACTACAGCTACAGTAATAGCTCAATCTATTTACAATCTAGGTGCAGAAAGAATTGCTAATGGAGCAGATCCTTTAACAATTAAAAAAGAAATGGAGGATGATCTAGTTGTTATTATAGAATCCTTAAAAGAACAAACTTTAAAAGTAAACTCTAAGAATTTAATAGATATTTCTACTATTTCTTGTAATGGTGATGAAAAACTAGGAGAATTAATAGCAGGAGTATTTAATACTGTAGGAAAAAATGGTGTAGTAACTGTTGAAGAAGCTACTGGTATAGAAACAGAAGTAGAATTTGTAAAAGGTATGGAAATAGACAGAGGTTATGAGTCTATACACTTTTTAACTCCTGGAGCTGATTCAAAAGTAGTTGAATATGAAAATCCTTTAGTATATTGTACTAATTTACCTATGAAATCCTCTGCAGATGTATTACCTTTAATGCAACAAGCTATGGAAGCTAATAAACCTTTACTTATAGTTAACGCTAAAGTAACTGGTGAAGCTTTATCTTGGTTAGCACATAACAATGTTAATGGTAGGATTAAATGTTGTGTTATAACTCCAGAAGGATATGCACAAGGTAGATTAGAAAGCTTAAAAGATATATGTGCTATTACAGGTGGAAGTGTTGTTACAGATACTTTAAAACCAACCGAACCTTTTGGTACTATTGAAAAAGTAATTATATCTCAAAGAAAAACTACTTTTATAGGTAAAGAAAATAAAGCAGAAGACAGAATTCAAGGTCTATTAAACATAAAAGATGAATTGCCTACTGAGTACGAACAAAGTAGAGTGGATGAAAGAATTGCTAAATTAAAAGGCAAAGTAGCTATTATAAAAGTAGGTGCTACCACAGAAATTGAATTAAAAGAAAAGAAAGACAGAGTAGATGATGCAGTCGCAGCAACTAGAGCAGCCTTAGAACAAGGTGTACTTCCAGGTGGAGGTGTTGCTTTATTAATAGCTGGACAACACTGTAAATTATTGTCTGTAGCAGCTAGTATACCTTTTAAACAAATATGCATTAATGCAAGTGTTCAAGAAAAAGATATATTAGTAATTGAAGAAGCAATACTAAATCATGATACTGATTCTATTTTTAATGCAAAGACTATGGAGATGGAGAAAAGGAGCAAAACTAAAATATTAGATCCTGCTAAAGTAACAATAATTGCAGTTGAAAATGCAGTTTCAGTTGTGGCTACTTTGCTTACAACTAAAGTAATGGTAAAAACTAAATATGTATAAATTAAGTAAAAGATCTTTTGGCAATTTAAAAACTTGTCATGAAGATTTACAAAAAATATTTGCGTTAGCAATCCAGTTAACTCCTGTTGATTTTATTATCACAGAGGGGCACAGAAGCATTGCAAGGCAAAATGAGTTGTTTAAAAAAGGTGCATCTAAAATAGATGGATATAAAAAACTAGGTAAGCATAATCTTTCGCCTTCTATGGCTGTGGACATATGTGCCTATGTGAAGGGAAATAAAAAATTGGCTTTTGACCCTGCACATTTAGCTGCTTTAGGAGGTTCTATTTTAGCATCAGCTACAATATTATTGTCAGAAGGAGAAATAACACACCAAGTAAGGTGGGGAGCCAATTGGGATATGGACGGAGAGATATTAACAGATCAAAGATTTGATGATATGCCTCATTTTGAATTAAGAAAAGTATAATGGGACCAATATTAACAGCAGCACTAAACCTTGTAAAAGGTAAAGGAGATGGGTCTTTAATTGAAAAAATTGGAGATGCCGTAGATAAAAATTTTACTTCTAAAAGAGAAATTGAAGAGAAGTACATGGAGATATTATTAGAAGAGAAAAAGCTTGAACAAGAATTAATGCTAGGTCAGATAAGTATTAATAAAGTTGAAGCATCGCACCCTTCTATATTTGTAGCAGGTTGGAGGCCAGCAATAGGCTGGGTATGTGCATCCGTTTTTGCAATTAACTTTATATTTATACCTGTCTATTGTACTTTAGTAGAAACTCTAAGTCTAAATGCAGTATGTCCAGAAACTTTGGATATGAGCCAAATGATGCCAGTAGTATTAGGTATGTTAGGTATAGGAGGTATGAGAACTTATGAAAAATATAAAAAAGTAGATACACGAAATACTAAATAAATGAATATTTTTGATCTAATAAATAATGAACCAATTATAACAATTGAAGGTTTACATATTCCTGAATTTACAGTTCTATGGAAATTAGACAAAAAAGCAGATAAATTAAAAGCTTCTGGTGCCATTAAATACGTGTATCATATGGCATCACCAGCTTCTATTTATGCAAAGTCTTCACCAGAAGATAGACCTCTTTTAGTTAGAGAAGATTGTATAGTTAATGATTGGTTTCCTGAAAAAGAAATCCAATTAGCTATTGACAAAGTAAAAATTTTAGAAGAAACTGAAGCAATGAGATTTTTAGCTTCTGCTGAATATGCTCTTAAAAAATTAGAAGAGTTTAATTATTCTGTAGATTTTAAAGCTTTAGACGATAAAGGTAAACCTATTTATAACGTAAGAGATGTTGTAAATACTATTAAAGAAGCAGGTAAATTATTTGAATCATTAGATTCTTTAAAAGATCTTGTTACTAAACAAAAAGCTACTACAGCTAAAAGAAAAGGTAATGTAAAACCTTCAACTATACTACATGACTAAATACGATCCAAAAATAGCAGAGGTTATAACAGATATTAAATCAACTATACCTGAAGAGGTAAAAGATTTAGTGTCTGATTTATCTTTTAGAAATCCAGTTTCTAATTTAAATAGAGATTATCTTTTGTTTAAAGATAGTAGTGTGTTTACACCTGCTGCTAATGAATTTGATTTAAATGAAAGTAAAGGTAACACTTGTTACACTACGGCTATACCTGGAAGCTCTCAATATTATAAATATTGGCAAGAGCAAAAAGATAGATGTTTAAATGGTTTTACAATTGGAGGAGTTTATATTACAGGAGAACATTACTTTTATTTAAACTTTTGTAGAATAGAAAAAACAGTTACAAAACCAGATGGAAGGGAAACTAAGGAATTAGGATTCCCTAATTTTGTTTCTATGGACTATTACTATTTCTTAGAATTAGAACTTTGTGAAAACCCTGTAAAATTTGGAAAATCTAGTAAAGATAAAAAAGGAATTATACTAGCAAAAGCTAGACGTAAAGGATTCTCATTTAAAAATGCTGCAGGTGCTGTATGGATATACACATTCTTCTCTAAATCTAGAGTTGTAATTGCAGCTGAAATTGAAGACAAAGCTATTAACACATTTAACATGGCTAAGAATATGTGTAACTTCTTAAATGAATACACAGAATTTAGACACTCTAAACTAAAAGATACTCAAACATTTATTAGGTCTGGTTGGATGGAAAAAATTAATGGACAAGATGTTGAAAAGGGATTCTTATCTGAAATAAAAATTCTTACTCTTAAAGATAATCCAGATAAATCCGCAGGTCTATCTTGTACTAGATTTATATTTGAGGAGGGTGGTCTTATTAACATGCTAAAAAAAGCTTACAGATTTGCTGAACCTACTTTAAGAGATGGTGAAACGTGGATTGGTATACCTATTATATTTGGTACAGGTGGTGACATGGAGGGATCTACACAAGATTTTGCAGAGATGCATAACTCACCTTCAGATTATGGTTTAGCAGAGTATGATAACATATACGAAGAAAATGAAACACAAAGTAAGTCAGGTTTATTTGTAGATGAAATGTGGTTTAGACCAGGTGCATCTTATGTAGATGAAAATGGTAAATTACATGTTTCAATGGATAAAAATGGAAACTCTTTTAGATGGGTAGCTGAATTGTCTTTGGATAAAGAACGTAAAGTAGCTTCTAAGGGATCTAAAGAAGATTATGATGTATCCATTACTCAAAAGTGTAAAACTCCAACAGAAGCTTTCCTAAAGCCTGAAGGAAACGTATTTCCAGTTGCTTTACTTAAAAGAGTTAAGAGCAGGTTAAAAATGAACAACAGATATAAAAATATAGGAGTTCCTGGAAAGTTAGAAAGAACTAGAGATCCACAGAGACCTATTAAATTTATACCTGACAGATCGTTAGAACCTATATATTCTTATCCTCACAAAAAATCAAACAATGCTGAAAGTGCTGTAATGATTTATCAAAGTCCGCCAGAAACTGATTATCCTTCTGAAATGTATAAGATAGGGTATGACCCTGTTAAGTTTGATGTAGATAATAAATCTGCATATAAATCTTTAGCATCATTAATAGTGTATAAAGGTTATCAAAAATTTGATCACGGTTATGATGAAATAGTAGCAGAATATACAGGTAGATATGAATCTACAGATGATATAAATGAGGTTGCTATGATGTTATCTATGTATTATGGTAATGCTAAAATAATGCATGAGAATGAAATAGGTAAAGATGTTATGGCTTATTTTCATAGAAAAGGTAAAGTACATTTATTAGAACATCAACCTGATTCAGCAATGGGTAAGGTTATAAAGAATTCTAAAGTATCTCGTGTGTATGGTGCTCCTATGAATGACAAGATGAAAGGTGCTTGTGAAAAATGGTGTTACAATTGGTTAATGATAGAAAGAGGTATAAGTGAGGAAGGGGAAACTATATTTAATTTAGACCTTATACCTTCACTTGGACTAATAGAAGAACTTATGGCATACAGCAGATCTGGTAACTTTGATAGAGTGATGGCTTTATTCCAGTTAATGCTAGTGATTGAAGAATATAAAGAAGAAGAGTTTAAAGAAAAAAATGTAAATACGATTGCTAGCCAATTACTTAATAGATTAGAAAATAAATAAAATGGAAAATAAAAAAGTTGTTTATAAAAACAGAGTGTCAAAATCTCAAAAAACAAAAGAATGGCATATTGCCAAAGCTAGAGAAATTAGTACAGATAGTAACTATTCCTCAAACTACAAAAAGAACAAAATAAATTATGATGCTGTAAATGGTATACTTAATCAAGAAAATTTTGAACACATTACAAAACCTCATGGATTTTCAAGTGGAGACTTAGCAGATGAAATGCATAATTTTCCTATACTTACTTCTCATTTTAAATATTTAGAAGGAGAGATGTTAAAACGTCCAGATAACACTAGAATATTTACTACAAATCCTGAAGCAGTTCAAGAAAATAATAAAAAGAAAGGTGAGTTAACTTCTATGTATGTAGTTAATGAAATTAAAAAAGCTAGAATGGAAGAAGCTCTTAAAAGTAATCCAGATTTGCAAGAAAAAGAAATTGCTAAAATGGAACAAGAGGTTATGTCCCCAGAAGAAATTGCGGATTATATGAGAGACTACAGAGACTCATATGAAACAATGGCTCAAGAAATTTACAATCATCTTAAAGAAGATCAATTCTTAAAAGAAAAAGATAGAACAGCTTGGAAGCATGGATTAACTTCAGCTTTTGAAATATACTATACTGGTATTGTTAATAAAAAACCAATAGGTAAAGTTGTTAATCCTTTAAGATTTTCTTGTGATATGGATTCAGATTTAATGTTTATTCACGAAGGTGAATGGGCTACTACATATGATTACATGAGTCCATCTAGAGTTGTATCTATGTTTCCTAACTTAACTAAATCTGAAATAGATAGAATTTATGAAGGAAGCAGTAGAGGTGGTGGAGCTAGAACTAGAATAGATGACAAATGGGAAATAGAATCTGATGTAGATCAAAATGACTGGTTCTCTTTAGATACTGATGGTAGTCCAGCTACTACTAGTAATAAATCTAAAGTTATGCATCATGTTTGGAGAGATTGGTACAAAGTAGGCTTTTTAACTTACATGGATGAAGACGAAGGTATTCAAGTTATGCGTGTGCCAGAAGGTTACAGTGTAAATGAAGAAAGAGGAGATTTAAGTATTAAGTGGGAATGGTATCCAGAGATTAGACAAATAACTGAAATTAATGATGATATTTGGACAGATTGGGGAGCAGTAGATAAATTTTATGATAATGAGGATGATCCTTATGATTGCCCATTACCTTACACAGGTGTTATACATAATAATTTAAATTCACAACCAGTAGGTCCAGTAGATTTAATGTTACCTTTTCAATACTTTGCTAATATTGTATTTAGATTAATACAAAGAGATATAGCTTCTGATAAAGGTAAAAAACTACTAGCAAATATTAATCAAATTCCTACATCAATGGGAATAGATCTAGATAAATGGCAACATTACTTAAATGTAGATGACATTATTTGGATAAATCCTAATGAAGAAGGTAATAGAGGTAATAATGACATGACTTCTTGGAGAAGTGTTGATATGACTGCAGCTGCATCTATAGATAAAAAAGTACAATTACTAGAATATATTGATGCTCAATGTGGTAAAGTTATTGGAATGAATGATGCTAGAACAGGTCAACAGGGTAATAGAGAATTAGTTGGAACTACGCAACAACAAATAGTTCAGTCTAACTATACTACAGAACCTTGGTTTGCTACACATGAGTTAGGTAAAAAAGCTTTTGTAACTCAACTTTTAAATGTTGCTAAATTTGCATATCATAAATATGGTACTGAAAATTTAACTTATATACTATCTGATTTATCTAAAAAGATTATTGAATTAGATTTAGAAAAATTACCTTTAGCAAGAATAGGTGCTTATATATCTTCTTCTTCTGAAGACATGAGAATGTATAATGAGTTAAAGCAATTAGCACATGCAGCTTTACAAAATCAATCTGCTACTTTAAGTTCTATTGCTAAAATGATTAGAGGTAATGCAACTCCAGGAGAATTAATAGATACTTTAGAAGGTGGCGAAATGAAAATGCAACAAATGCAAGCTCAAGGTGCTCAAGCAGAAAGAGAAGCTAATGCTGAAAATGAAAAAAATAAATTAGAATTAGAAAACACAAAACTACAAATGGAAAAATATAAAGCAGATTTAGTAGCTGAAACAGCTCGTTATGTTGCAGAAGTTGGTTCATTTAAGTTTGCAGAAACACAAGATAGTGATGGTAATGGAATTCCAGATCAGTTAGAAGTTGATAAATTTTTAGCAGATTCCGAGATAAGAATGAAAGAGTTAGACATGAAGTCTGATGAAATTAATAAAAAATTAGGTATAGAAACAGAAAAAAATAGATTAAAAGAAAAAGAAATAGAAAGTAAAGAAAGAACAGAAAAGTTAAAAGCTAAG